TATTTGAAGATTTAAAAGATGATTTCGCTCAATATGGTCTATCTGTAAGTAATGTATCTATTGTTAATCATGATTTCAGTGATGAATATGAAAAAGCGATAGAAAGTAAGAAAGTAGCAGAACAAGCCGTAGAAAAGGCTAGAGCAGAACAAGAAAAACTTAAAGTTGAAGCAGAAAACAAAGTAAGATTAGCAGAATATGCTTTACAAGAAAAAGAATTACAAGCAAAGGCTAATTCTGTTGAAAGTAATTCATTGACTCCTCAACTTTTAAGAAAAATGGCTATTGAAAAATGGGATGGTAAATTACCTCAAGTTCAGGGTAATAATGGAAACACATTAATTAATTTAGATTAGGAGGAAATTATGCATATAGGTAGAAAAATTAAAAAATATAGAGATGAAAATAACTTATCTCAAAAAGAATTTGCAGAAAAAATAGGAGTTACTCAAGGTTTTCTGTCTTATGTAGAAAATGGAAGACTCAATATAGAAAGCCCAGCTCTTGAAAAGAAAATATTGATTGTTATTGGAGAAGAATCTGAAAATAAGACAGAAAAGCCAGTGAAAGAAGTACTTGTGAATGATAATGTTCACTCACCAAAGCATTACATGATTCCAGGTTGTAATTTTGAAAGTAGGCATTTAGCTGATGCTATAGTTGAAGGTATGCCTAATCCTTTATGTACCAGAATATGGAATGTAGTTAAGTACCTAGTTCGTGCTGAGAAAAAGAATGGCAAAGAAGATTATCAGAAAGCTATTGAATACCTAACTTGGACCCTAAAAGGAAATGAAATTTCTCAGCGTCTTAGTGGAAGTAGAATAAATTCAATCACTGATAAATTAAAAACTGATTGGACTACTATAATACTTGGGATATGTGAAGGAATACCATCTAATAAAGCTTTATTGTTAAATGAGGCTTTTAGGAATTTAATTACTTTAGATATTCAGGAAACAATTGACTGTGTAACTAAAATAATAGAACTTGGATAAAAGGAGATAATAGATGGAGAACTCAAGAAAATTAGTAATATCAGAAGCAAATAACAGATTATCCAAGCAATGGGTAACAACTGAAATTACCTGGTCTGAATTTGTAGAAAGATTAGGAAAACCAAAAGTAACAGCTGAAACATTAGATGAGTTCTTATCTTATTCTAAGTCTAAGCAGGATGATATTAAGGATGTCGGAGGCTTTGTTGGTGGTAAGCTAAAGGGTAATCTTAGAAGAAATGGAACTGTTGAAAGGAGAAGTTTAATAACTCTTGACTTAGACAACTTAGCTTATGAGGATGATACTAAGATTATAAAAACTCTTAATAGTTTAGAGTGTGCTTATGTTGTATATAGCACTCGTAAGCACCAAACTACTAAACCTAGAATAAGAGTTATATTTCCCTTAGCTGAAGATGTTTCTGCAGATGAGTATGAACCAATAGCAAGAAAGGTAGCAGAGTTCATAGGGTTACGATATTGTGACCCTACTACCTTTCAAGCGGTTAGGTTAATGTACTGGCCAAGCCATTCTATTGACAGTGATTATGTCTTTACTTATGCTGATAAACCTATGTTAGATGGTGCAGCCATACTTAATATGTATGTAGACTGGAAAGATGTAACAAGCTGGCCAGAAGTTCCAGATGCACAAAAGCTGCATCAAAATATGCTGAAGAAGCAAGAAAACCCCTTAGAGAAAGAGGGGATGGTAGGAGCATTTTGCAGAAGATTTAATATCTATCAGGCCATAGATGAATTTTTACCAGGAACATATGAGCCTTGTGATGTAGCTGATAGATTGACCTTTATAGGGGGAAGTACTACTGCTGGAGCTATTGTATATCAAGATGGACTTTTCTTATATTCTCACCACGCTACTGATCCTTGTAGCCAAAAATTAGTAAATGCTTTTGACTTAGTAAGATTGCATAAATTTGGACATTTGGATATACAAGCAGAAGTTAATACTCCTGTGGCCAAACTACCTTCTTGGCTTGCTATGAAAGAATGGGTAATGGCAAAGACAAATGTTAGAAAAGATTTATTAAAAGAAAGACAACAGAAAGCTATTGCAGAATTTTCAATAGTAAATGATAAGAATGAAGAAATTTTAGAAGGTGAAATAGTTGAAGATGATGACAACTGGAAAGATAATATCCAGTACAGTGCAGATGGTATGAAAGCTCTTAGCACTCTGTCCAACATAATTTTAATTTTAAGAAATGATAAAGAATTAAAGTTCAAAATTTTCAAAGATGTCTTTTCATCAAGAATATTAGTAAGAGATGGAGTACCTTGGGATAGAAAATTTGAAGCTGATGATAGACTATGGACAGATACTGATGACGCAGGTCTTAGATGGTATTTAGAAAGTAATTATGGTATCACTTCCACAAATAAAATCATAGATGGAGTTAATCTAATCGCAGAAGAAAATGCTGAAAATAAAGTAGCAACAAGACTCCAGTCTACACAATGGGATGGAGAAAAGCGATTAGAAACTTTATTTATAGACTACTTAGGTTGTGAAGATAATGTATATACTAGAGAAGTTTCTGAGAAATCTCTAGTTGCAGCAGTAAGAAGAGCTATATTCGGTGGAATTAAATGGGATAATATGCCTATTCTAATTGGGCCACAAGGAGTAGGTAAGAGTACCTTTTTAAAAATTTTAGGTATGGATTGGTACAATGATAGTTTAGTAAATGTAGAAGGTAAAGATGCTTGTGAGATAATCCAAGGTAGCTGGATTCTTGAAATGGGTGAACTTAGTTCATTAAGAAAATCAGAGTTGAACCTGGTAAAAAACTTTTTAAGTAGAACAGATGATATCTTTCGGGCTTCTTATGGACGTAGAGCCCAAAAATATCCAAGAAGATGTGCATTCTTTGGAACAGCAAATGATACTAACTTCTTAAGAGATGAGACAGGAAATAGAAGATTCTGGCCAATAGATTGTTTTATTAATAAGCCCATAAAATCTATCTTTAATGACTTAAACGATGAGTTAGAACAGATATGGGCTGAGGCTTGTGAACTTGCAAAGAATGAATTTTATAGTTTAGTTTTATCAAAAGAAGCTGAGAAAATCGCTAAGGAAGAGCAAGAGGCTCACTCTGAAGATAATGTATTTAAGGGGATAATTTTAGACTACTTAGATAAGAAAATTCCAAAGAATTGGAATTCTTTAGATGCTTTTGCAAAAAGAACTTTTTTAGATGAATATGAAACTATGAGTAAGCAGTATGATGAAAATGATCTAATTCTAAGAGATAAAGTTTGTGCGGCTGAAATATGGGAAGAAGCATTGAAAAACAGTATTAGATTCATGAAAAAAAGTGACAGTATTGAGATTAATAAAGTCTTAGCATCTCTAAATGGATGGGAAAAAATGAAAACCTCATCTAAGTTTGGAAAATATGGAGTTCAAAGAGGTTATAAGAGAAAGATTTCATACTAAAAAAAGGTAACATTCTAGGGTCAACATTCTTGAAAAGGTCAACATTCTCAAAAATTAAGGGTCAACATTCTTTTTTGTTGTTACCTAGAATGTTGAATAGAATGTTGACTGAAAAAGTATTGGTATCATTAGTTTTATTATTAATATTAAACAAAGTAACATTCTTTTATATATAAGTATAAAGAAATATAAAATTTAAAGGGTAAATATACTCTATAAAATCTATAAATCCTTTATTTCATATATATATATAGAAAAAGATGTTTAGTTTGTTACTTATGAGATAGGAGAAAAATCTATGAAAAAAAGTGAAAGGGAAATTGATGCATATTTAGTCAAAAGTGTAAAAAATAAAAATGGATTATGTATGAAGTGGACCTCTCCAGGAAATGCAGGAGTACCTGATAGGATAGTTATAGTTCCAGGAGGAGATGTCTACTTTGTAGAACTGAAAGCAGAAGGGAAAAGGGAGAATTTATCACCGCTACAAAGAAATTTTATAGATAAACTTAAGAACTTAAATTGTGATGTGAGAGTGATAGCTTCATTTCAAGAAGTAGATAAGTTTATAGAGGAGGGGATGCCTAAATGAAGTTTATACCACATGAATACCAAAAATACTGTATTGATAGAATGATAAATGATGATAAATTAGGGCTTATGCTGGATATGGGGTTAGGAAAAACCATCATAACCTTAACAGCAATATCAGATTTAAAATTTAATAGATTTGAAGTTGGAAAAGTATTAATAATAGCCCCAAAAAAAGTCGCAGAGGCTACCTGGACAGATGAGATAGCAAAATGGGATCATTTATCTATACTAAAAACATCTCTCGTTTTAGGGGGCCTACAAAAGCGTATAAAGGCACTTGCAAAAACAGCAGATATTTATGTGATAAATAGAGAGAATGTTACCTGGTTAGTTGATTACTATAAAAATGCATGGCCATTCGATATGGTGGTACTTGATGAATGGTCTAGCTTTAAAAATCATCAGTCTAAAAGATTCAAAAGTTTGAAAGTTATAAGGAATAAGATAACTAGAATAGTTGGACTTACAGGTACTCCTGCACCTAATGGGTTGATAGACTTGTGGGCTCAACTGTATCTATTGGACCAGGGAGAAAGACTAGAAAAGACTATAGGGAAATTTAGAGAAAGATATTTTGAACCAGGGCAAAGAAACAGAACTGTGATTTTTAACTATGATGCCAAAGAAGGATCTAATGAAGCCATACATGAAAAAATATCAGATATCTGTATATCTATGAAAGCAGAAGATTATTTGGAACTACCAGACATAATCTATGAGCAAGTACCTGTAGTTTTGGATAGCAAGGCTAAGAAATCATATGATGAGCTTGAGAAAAAAGCCATACTTGAACTTGAAGACACTGAAATCACAGTTGCAAATGCGGCAGCGCTATCTAACAAGTTATTACAATTAGCAAATGGAGCTATCTATGATGAGAACAGAAAAGTTTTTGAAGTTCACGACTGTAAAATTGAAAGATTTTTAGAACTAATAGAACAATTAAATGGAAAACCTGCTTTAGTATTCTATAACTTTCAACATGATAAAGACAGAATAGTTGAAGCTTTAAAAGATTCTAAATTGAGAATAAGACTTTTGAAAACTCCACAAGACCAACTAGACTGGAACAGAGGAGAAATTGATATACTGCTAGCCCACCCAGCAAGTGCTGCTTATGGGCTTAACTTACAAGCTGGAGGTAATCATGTGATATGGTTTGGACTTAACTGGAGCTTAGAATTATATCAACAAGCAAATAAAAGACTACATAGGCAAGGACAAACAGAAAAAGTAATTATACATCACTTGGTCTGTAAAGAAACTAGAGATGAAGATGTCATGGAAGCATTACAAAATAAAGGAGATGTACAAGATGCACTTGTTGAGAGTTTGAAAGTTAGAATTATGAAAGTCAAAGAAGCAAATAAAAATAACAAGGAGTAGATTAAATTGGAAATAGACTTAAATAAACTGATGAACTATAAATCTTTAGCATATGGAGCATCAGATATAACACAATTAGAAAAAGTTAAAGAAGAGTATAAAGAACTTCTAGCAGAAGTTAGAGAAACTAGTACTTTCATAGAGATTAAAAATAGAGATAATTTTGTTGCAGAAGCTTTAGATCTTATAACTGCTACTATAAATTTACTAATGCTTAGTGGATTTAATGAGCAAGATTTTCAAAAGCATATCGAGAAATTAGAAAGCTACAAAAATGGGAAATATAAGAATTGGGAAGGAGTGGAATTGACATGACATTAGAACAAATAGTAGAAGATTTAGAAAAGCAAGGATATATTGTGAGAACTATATTTCCAATACTGCCAAACAGTTTTGGATTTAATGAT